ATTGGCCACGTGGAAGAACCAGTCCCCCCCACCTTGGCCGGTTATATGGCTGAGTTTGCGGAGTTCTTGATTCCAAACCCGCATGAAGGAGAGCCTGTGGATGAAGATTACATTAGAGAGAAGAAAACTCGTGCTAATCAACGTCACTTGCTTGAACAGGCTACGATCACTGGCGATAATGTGGAAGCCAAGTGGTCTGCCTTCGTGAAGAAGGAGACAGGTGTGAAACCGTCTGATCCGCGCAACATTTCTAGCGGCGAGCCCAAGACCGATCTTGACTACGCTGCTTATATGTACGCTTTCCATAACGAAGTCATGAAACGCCAGGAATGGTATGCCTTCGCTAGGACGCCTAAGGAGTGTGCTGAACGCATTGCTGAAGTGCTAAAGGATGCTGCCCATGCAGTTTGTGCTGATGGGTCTAGATTCGATGCGCACGTTAAGCGATATGCACGCATACTGGAGAGAATTTGTTTCCTCCGGTTCTTCAAGCCAGGCTATCATGCCCGAGCTAATGAAGTCCTTGACACCCAGATTGGCCTCTCAGGTACCACAACCGAGGGAAGGAAGTACCAATCTGGCTACAGCCGTGGGTCCGGCTCAATGGAGACCTCTGACTTTAACTCAGTTCTCACTTCTTTCATCGATTATTGTGCGTGGAGAAACACAACAATCGATGGGATTAAATGTTCACCAGCCTTGGCTTGGTCTAAGTTGGGCATTTATGGTGGGGACGATAGTCTAGCTGGTGCGGTCGATCCTGACGCACTCAAGCGTAGCTCTGAGCTGATGGGCCAAGACTATGAAGTTATTGTCATCCCTCGGGGGGAGGTTGGCGTTGAGTTTCTCAACCGCCAATTTGGACCTGAGATTTGGAATGGAGACGTCAACTCCATGGCCAACCCATCCAGATTGCTTAGCAAGCTCTGGACTGGACCTGCTGTGCTCCACAATCCACTGCAGAGATTCGCCGAACGTGCCTCCGGTTATTACAGAATGGATGGAAATTCCCCTGTTATCGGACCTATCACCTCGGTAGCCCATGCGCTTCTCGGAGAGCGTTTGGAAGGCGTGCTCATGCCCTGGGATGGCAAGCTCGCTAAGGAGTCAAATTGGCCAAATGAAGACAATGGCTGGATGAACGACTGTTTTAACAGATTCATTCCTGACTTCGACCACGACAGATTCAACACTTGGATCGAGAGCGTGTTTGTCTCCGGAGATGCTTCTCAGCTACTCTGTGCCCCGTTGTGTACACCACAAACGTCTGACTTGCCTCTCCCGAAGCTGTCGTGCGTTGTTGGTGATGTCTTACACATCATCCCACCTAAGGAAGAGGTGAAATTCTCATCGAGCAACGGCTCTGAGAAAGATTTCGCCCTTACCAAAAGTGAGGCTATTGCTTTCACCGAGGAGAGCACCACCACTGCTAGTTCGACTACCAGTGGCCAGGCGACTAAGCCAGAGACTATCCAGGATTCTCTTCCTGCATGGGTCTTGGAGGACATGTCCCCTGTGAAACAGCATGAGGCTGTAGTTAGTGCTGCTAAAGCAGATGCCCTTGTACCGTATGTTGGACTGAAGGGTAAGCGCGCTCAACGTTCCGGGGTCGGTACCCGTGATGCCACAGAAGCTACAAGTGGCAAGCCTGCGTCCAAAGCGAAGGGCAAGGGCAAGTCTAAGGACAGTCCTAAGGGTAAAACAGACCCTAGGGAGTGGACTGAGCCTAAGAAGGGCAGTGATGAATCAAAAGCTGACTTCGACTCCCGATTGGCGAAATGGAAGGCCACTCGTGCATCTGTCGCTAAGCGACTCAAAATCCAACTCTGAGGAGATGGTGGTCACGTGCTCCGATGACCAAAAACAAGCGAGCGTTTCGTTGTTCAAACAACCTGCCTGTGCTAGGTTTTGGATCCCATGTTTGGGTCGCACCCATTCATCCGAAATTATTTTCACCCAGCGCAGAGAATTTGAGAATTTAGATTTGAGATGTCGAATCAAAAACAGCGAAACAATAACAATGGCGGCAACAACCAGAATGGTAACCGCCAACAAGGCCAGAAGCGGAAACGTCAAGGAGGTCAAAATGGTCAATCGCAAAAGAAGCGAAAGGCTAACAATGGCAAAGCTCGTCCTATGGGCAGAGCCGAATCCGTGCCGTCAGCTCAGTTTCAAGAGCGGCCGTATCGTGAACCTCGCGTGAGCCGAAACTCCGTGAAGAAGACCTGCATTGGCCAAGAAGAGTTTCTTGTCAATGTGTTGGGCACCACAGCCTTTGCGGTGCAACAGTCGTTTGCCTTGAACCCAGGGCT